TCAAATAACCAACTTAACCCATTCCTGACCTCGAGTATCGTTATAGCGATCGGTGGTTGCCTGGACTTTATGTCCTAGTAATGTTTTTGTATCGATACCCTGTGCACGGTACAACCGTTCTGATAGAGAGCGTTGTTCATGAAATGTTGGCGGAGTTTTTCCTGCTGGTGGAATTATCCCAGCCAGATCCCGTGCTTTGGCAAAGTAGTCGCTCAGGTTGTCTTTACTCATCGGCTTCGGTTGTTTCTGGTGCCGACTATGGATTAGATATGGACTTAATATTCTGTCTCGGCACCCATCAATAACTTCTTTTAACGTTATCCCAATGGCATCACAGCGTAGTGTAAGCGGTAACGCCAGACGCATTCCGGTTTTTCCCTGGGTGATATGCAAGTGTTCGTTCCACACATCTGAAAAACGCATGTGGCAAATGTCATCACGGCGCTGACCAGTAACAATCGCAAGAAGCATTGCGTTACGGATAAAGTGTTTTTCAGGCGTTGCATTGTAAATTTTTTGCCAGTCTTCCATGGTGAGCCTGGCTCTGGTTACTTTAGGGATCGGTTTACGGGTAGCCTCCGGAGGATTCCATCCAGGAGGAACTTCCCCTGCATGCTGTGCTTCTTTATAAATATCAACCCATAATCCACGATTTACTCTCGCTGTGCTGACCATGTCTTTATCCAGCCACTCATCCAGTATTAATGCAAAGTCTCTTACTTCCAGTTCTTTCAATGGGTGGTTTCCCAGACGGGAAACCAGGTATGCAGCCATTCGAGTTTTTTCTTTGTGAGTTGTAGCTGCAATATCTCCATTTTTCAGTCGCGCGTCCTGTATTTTCAGATATCGATCAACCCATGCCTTTAATCTGATGCCCCGACGTTTTGTTGCTGACGGACTTTCATCAATTTTGCGCATGAAATATTCAGCTTCTGCTGCAGCTATTCGCTGATTGGCTGTGGAAGCGATTTTTTCTGCTTTGCCTTTGTCTGTTCCGAGACCGTGAAATTTTCCAGTCACAGGGTTTTTATACTGGTAGTAAACCCTGCCAGTTCTGCGATCAAACTTTTCGTAAAGACCGGTTACGTCAGTGCTGTTTTTTCGTGGCCTCGGTGACATGAGTTAAAATCTCCTTCAGTGCATCATCATCGCCAGTATGAATTTCCGGCGCAATTCCCGTTTCACCAGGTCCAACAAATACTGCCCGGCGATCTATCAGCCAACGCCCACGAATTTTTTGTGGTCTTGGAACGATGTATCCTAGTTTTCCGTATTTCACCAGGGTAGTGTTTGTTATTGGGAGACTGAACCGTTTTGGTTTCCACTCGTCAAGCGTTATCAGGTACTGTTCGCTCATGGCTATCACTCCGGAACACGCCAGTTGCAGAATACCAACGACAACTGGCGACGGTTGAACATTAAAAATCAGCCTGACTCGGGATCAGTTTTTGCCAGATAGCTGAAACGTATTTTGCCTGGTAACGAGCGTCATCAAGTGCATTATGGCGCTCACCTTCGAATGGGATAGCAGTTCTGGCATCGAAGTCTATGGCTTTCCCCAGCTCAACGATTGTGCGTACATCGCGATCGTTGTAGTAACGCCACGGGTAGGGGATCCCCTGCCGCTCGTATGAACGGCGCAAAATCGTGTTGTCGAAGTTGGCTCCATTTCCCCAGACCTGAACAAAAAATTCACCGGAGTTTTCGTCGATAAATTCCCGCAATTGTAACAGTGCATCATCTAACGGGATTTCATCGGTCATAATGGCAGATTGCGCCTCGCGTGATTGCTTAAGCCACCATTTAATGGTGTCACGATCAATGACTCCGCCAGCAGTTTCCAGATCGATAGTCTTACTAAATTCCGGTCCCATATCTCCGGTTTGCGGATCGAAAAATATTGCACCTATTGAGATAATCGGGGCATCAGGATTTTTTCCCATGGTTTCAAGGTCGATCATTAGATGGTCACACGTCCTGCTGGTGGATGTGATAACGCGATGACCGTTCACCGTAATTAAGGGATCTGCCGTCTCGCCAGTTTCACTATCGCTGGCGTGATCCTGAGCGCTGCCAGCATTCTCCTTGTGTGGGTGTTCAGCGCCTTCCATTTTCTCCGAATCGTCTTCCTGAACTTCAACCTGGTTCTTGTCATCGAATGTTTCCTGGTATGTTGCGTCGCCCATCACCGCACCACAATCAGGGCAGTTGCCACCACCGCTCTGACCGCAGGCGGTGCAGATTTTTTCCGGTTCCTGTTGCACTACTGGTTCAGGTTGTTTCGTTTCTGGCTCGTTTTGTTGCGTATTTGGGCTGTTTTGTTCCGCTTTCTGGTCGTTCTGTTCCGTTTCTTGCTGGTTCTGGTTCACAGTATCGCGGGTCTGGATCCCCTTAACCCATTTCGGATCATTCGGGTCGCTAATCCCTTCAATAAATTCACCACGTGATGCAGCAAGCAACTTATCGGCGTCAGGCTGGCTGATATTGGCTGCCTGCATAATTTTGTTTACTTCGTCAGCGGTAACTTTTACCGGTTCTGGCTGTGCGGTCGTGTCAGATGCACCAGTATTTTGTTGTGAACCTGAGTATGTACTGTTTTTGCGGGCGAAATATTCTTCTTTCGTGATTTCAGTAGCCCCGGCAGCCAGCGCCTTATCCAGACCAGAAAGTTTGTTTGCGCGACCGTATTTTTCGCCATCCTTGTCGGTGAAGAGGAAGTAGAACGGCCCCTCACGCTCTACAGATGGTTCGACTTCCACTTTGCATTCGGTTTTTTCGTTGTCCGGAATTGCCGTTTCCACTGCATCAGTTTCTGGTACTGGCGACGAGAGAGTATCAGTTGCGCTCTGATTTGTTCCTTCATCTTCAAACACGCCCTTTGTAGTCAGGTATTCAGTAATGTATTTGTTCAGTGCCACAGGGTCTTTGTGAATGTCGATCGGACGTTCACGGACAAGGCCAAAAATAGTCTAGCGGTCGTAGCGAAGGGCATCAGGCTGTTTGCGCATTGATGCCGAGATACGCTTCCAGTCTTCGCGGTCGTTGTCGATAACTTCATTTTTTGCCCAGCGATGAATGCTGCCGTCAATGTTTCCGGCATCCACATCACCAGGCCAGAGAGCGTAGGCCAGTTCGTCATCCAGTGTTTTCCATGTCTGCTTGTATTCGCGATGAGTGGCAGCAATGACCGGGCTGATTTTTCCTGTTGAACTTTCAGTGTTCTGTTGATTGGCTCTGGCGCGGGCGAGATCAACAACAGACGTGTATTTTCCGGTTCCCTTGCGTTCACCTTCGCGACGTTTTTTCCAGATGCGCATCTCTGCCTGAATTTCGGGCCATTTAGCTCCAGGCTTACATTTATGCTTAACCCACCCGATGGCATGCAACTTAAGTTCCGGATACATGGCGTTAACTTCTGGCATTTTCATCAACGCTTCAACGATATGTCCGTCGAATGTTGCCATGTCTTCCTGCAACAGTTCCTGTGCACTAATCACCATATCAACGGTGATGTTTTCACATGTGTCGAACTTAACCATGACAGCGTTCTGTACTTCAGGGGCCAGCTTGTCAAAAGTGACGTTCATCGGATTTGATTCAGTCTCAACCGGGACAAAGGAAGCTGACTCCTCATCCCAGCGGTTTTCCCGCATATATTCAGCATCCCAGGAATCGAGGGCAGGGCGGGGTATACCGGGTTTATCCTCGCAGACAAGAAATTTATAAGCGCAGTCCTGAGCAGCCGGATATTGCTCCAGGAATTGCCAGGTAAATTTGGCACGGGCGCGGCGTTCGTCACCGGCTTCAATGGCAGTGGCTACAGCAACTGCACCTTCTTCCTTTATTGCCTGTTCGTCCGGAATGGCGGCGCAAATAAAGACTTTACTCATTTTGTTTTAACCTCATGACAGATTTAAGGATGAACAAATCCCTGCCATTGCTGGCATATAAGAATCAAATCTGATGTATTCATTAAGCTGAATGTCGTATTGTGGCAGTTATTTTATTACTGCTCACCATGACTCTGCTTTTACAGGTAAACCATCACGACCAAGGAAGACTTTAATCATGGTTTCCTTAATACAGTGTTGTGTGGAAAAATCACGAATATAGAGCCGTTGTTTTTTAATGTTGTTTACCGAAGCAATATATGTTCTTCCTTTATGAATAACATAATCACCGGGAGTCACGCACTGACGAGGAATCTCATCAGTTCCGAAGTGATGAGCAATCATAATTATCTCCATTTTTACAAATGAACTTTGTTGATGCGGTGCCTGGTGCCTCCAGGTGACGTTAACCAGTTAACAATTAACGCCGGATACAGAGAACCCACCCATAACACTGTTTTTGGTTTTAACTGTTCCGCGTGCGCTCAGCCGCATTCACCGCATCACAAAACTCACTTTAAAAAGGGCGGCAGACCAGTCACGGAGTAAAACTGATACCGCCAAACGTCACCAGAAAATTGATAACAGAGGGCGTTGCAGCGGGGTTGTCACTTAAGCGTATGGTCAACCTGACAACCCGGTGTCCTCAACGGGGAAGGAATACCCCCGCCATACTTACCGCCGCGCCATTTCGCGGAGTGCCACAACCGGAAGCGCACGGTCGACGAAAATTTAACGACAGGCTATCTATGAACCAGCTACCTCGCCGTGCGCTTTCGCGTTATGGTCTGACTTTTCAGGGAAATATCCTTTCAGTAAACTGTCAGTGCCGGATGCTCACCCGTGTCCGGCGCACGCACTCCACCTCACCCGTGGAGAACTCCTTAATCACCAACCCTCAGGAGGGTGAAATGTCGACTGAAAATGATGAAATCATTAACTCCCTGATACGCCAGATTAATAATTTTGATAAAGCATTGCAGCATGCTGCGGCGCGTAGTGATATAACTCTTTTAGCAATTTCATTTCTTGCATCTGTAATGGATAAAAATGAAGTCGTACGACAGAGTCTTGTTGATTATATCGACTCGCTTCAACCAGGCACTTTCAATCATGAGAGCTTCAATCATGAGAAAGAGCATGTTAAATCTGTAATTAATTCTCTTGTTTTGAATCAAAAGAATTAATGCTTTTTGTTGCAAGGTAATTTTCAAGGGGTTCTATTCGAATCCCTTTCTTTTTCATTAACAAGCCAAACCCCTTATCAATGATGTCCATTAGATCCAGGAAGTATTTTTCATGTAAATCCAGGTTATCAGAGAGCTGCTTCTCTTCGTACAGACCGATAAAGGCACGACGCACGTTACCGGATATAGTATCGATGGTTTCTTTTTCTACGGTACTCAGGTCAAGAGTCGCCAGTTGGGAACGAACTATATTCGCTGCCATTTCCTGGAATTGCATTGGTAAATCTTTAAATTCCATTATTAGCCTCGTTGGTTAGCTATTAACGCGGGCATGTAATCATTCTGGCAATGCTTAATGCCGCTGCTTTTTCCAGCCTGGTGATATCCTGCTCCAGAGCGGACAGATTTTCAGCCTGCTTAGCCTTGGCTTCATTGGCCCATTTCAGATCCTGCGCTGCATTAATTTTCTGGCGCATCCACTCATAAAGTTCATCATCGGTATAGTCTGGCGCGATGATGACGGGTTCTCGTTTCTGCATACTGATTCCTCGCGGTGCTGTTTCCCCTTAACGCCGGGGTAGCGGAACAAAAACCTGCTGCATAGTTAAAGTTGAACCCTGCCGTCATGTTCTTACGCCTCGGGCTGGCTACTTAACCCCTGACCACTGCCGGGTAACTCGAAGTATTTCCCTGCGTTCTGTGGGGCGGGGTGGGTTGGTATTTTAGTTTAATAAACATTAAACTTAAGTCAAGTAAAAACTAAACCGCGAAACATAACAAACACAACGCTTTTGATAAAGTCGTTGCGGTTGTTATGTTTCTATTGGTAGTGAAAGTTAGGGAAACTGGCGTCTTGCGTGGATCACGTTTACTACTTCAACGCTTGATGTTGTTACGCGGTATAGAATTATATAGTTAGGGTGGGCTACAATCTCACGCAAGCCAGGTACTCTGTCGCTTGGTGGGTATAAATACGGATGTTCGGATAACGGCAGCACACAACCCCTTAATCGCTGCCATAAGCGTTCAGCCGCATCTATGTCGAAACGAGCAATATAACTAGTTATATCATCTAGGTCGGTATCTGCGCTTTCAAGCCATAACACGGGTAACATTTTACTGCTTGCTCCGTTCCTTGCGCATCTTAGCAAAGCGTTCTGCCATTCTGCGCTCAACTTCGTCATGGGGAATTGCTGGGCGCGGATCTGCAAGGCTCGTTGCTACTTTCGCACGCAGCCATTCGTTGTAACTGTTTTCTTGTTCAATGGTTTCAAATTCAGAAACCATTGGTGAAAGGGCTCTATTCATGTTTCCTCCGGTTTTATAACTCAGGCGCGGCGGCATTTTTGCGCCGCAATCCATCTCGCTATGAGATCTTCCATTGATTCTTTTTTCTGCTTTAACTCGCTGATTATCTGGCGTTGCTCATCCTCAGGGAAGGCTGAAAAAATCTGCAATAATTCCAGTTGATTAGACGTTAACCCTGTATGTGGTGGAGAAACCCCCGGTTGTTCTGCGTATTCCGCATCCAGATACCCTTCCGGCATCCCGTATGTTTGCTCTATTCTTCTGGCAGCCTTTTCTCCAAACGAGGCTCTCCCACTCATTAATTGAGATAGGTAGCTCTTCTCTTTGGGTGGCAGAGTTTTATCTTTAAACCACTCCTTGAGACGTAAACGGCGAATTTCTTTTTTTTGCATGTGGTAATTATCTTTAGTAATCACTAAACAAGCAAATACTTGACTTAATGGTTTATTAAACACTAAACTCGCAAAAAAAACACTAAACCGAGGAAGGTATGACATTAAAAGAGTTTATTAAATCATTAAGGGTTGGTGATGCTAAGAAATTCGCGGCCAGACTTGGTGTATCGCCATCTTACTTATCGCAAATGGCGTCTGGACGAACAGCTATATCTCCAACCCGCGCCCTTATGATCGAATCTGCGACGGAAGGCCAAGTAAGTAGGGCGGAGCTACGACCCCATGATTGGGAGCTTATTTGGCCTGAGTATGCGAGCGGCATTCGTTTGGGGCAAACACATGTTGTTCATGCTGAAGGTGATTGTAGTGCATGCTTATCTGATGGAGTTGATTCATGAAAATCAAGCATGAACACATCCGCATGGCGATGAATGCCTGGGCTCATTCGGACGGTGAAAAAGTTCCGGCAGCTGAAATAACCCAGTCTTATTTTGAGTTGGGTATGACGTTTCCTGAATTGTACGACGACAGCCATCCGGAAGCCCTGTCTCGTAATACCCAGAAAATTTTCCGCTGGGTAGAAAAAGACACCCCTGATGCGGTTAAAAAAATTCAGGCGTTGTTACCGGCGATCGAAAAAGCAATGCCGCCTCCGCTGGTGGCCCGAATGCGCAGCCACAGTTCGGAATATCACCGGGAGCTTGTCGAGCGACGGGAGCGCCTGGTGAAAGATATCGATGAGTTTGTTGCGGCAGCGATCGTGTTGTTCGATCAGATGAATCGTGGTGGTCCGGCGGGAAATGCCGTGGTGGCGCATTGATAACGTGTTCTGGGGGGAGGATGAAGCTCCTTTTTGCTGAACGTCCGCTGGTTATAAACACGCAGCTGGCGATGAAAATTGGTCTGAACGAAGCCATCGTGTTGCAGCAGTTGCATTACTGGTTGAGAGATACCAGTTCCGGCATGGAATGTGATGGTGTTCGCTGGATTTATAACACAACAGAACAATGGCTGGAGCAGTTCCCGTTCTGGTCAGAGTCAACGTTAAAACGCGCATTTGCAAGTCTGAAAACGCTGGGGCTTTTGCGTTGCGAAAAGCTCAATAAATCAAAGCGTGATATGACTAATTTTTACACGATTAATTACGAGAGCGAGCTTTTAGATGGTGGCAAAGTGAGCGAATCCATCAGGTCAAAATGCGCTGCTCCATCAGATCAGAATGACACGATGGAAGAGGCCAAAATGGCACGTTCCATTGGTTCAAAACGACTCAATGTCATCGGGTCAAAATGGCCTGATGATCTTACAGAGAATACAACAGAGATTACTACAGAGAATAAAAACACTTCTCGTCCGGAAGCTTCGCAACCGGACCCGCAGACGGTTGAACAGGATTTTTTAACCCGACACCCTGACGCGGTTGTGTTCAGTGCAAAAAAACGCCAGTGGGGCAACCAGGAAGATTTGGCGTGTGCGCAGTGGATCTGGGGGCGAATCGTGAGTCTTTACGAGCAGGCCGCCAGCGATGATGGCGAGATTTCGCGACCGAAAGAACCCAACTGGACCGCATGGGCCAACGACGTGCGCACAATGCGGATGCTGGATGGCAGAACTCACAGACAAATTTGTGAAATGTTTGGTCGGGTGCAGCGGGATCCATTCTGGGTAAAAAATATCATGAGTCCGTCAAAGCTTCGCGAAAAATGGGATGAACTGGTTATCCGCCTGGGGCGTTCGTCTGTACAGCGTTGTGTGAATCATATTTCTGAGCCGGATACCGAAATTCCGCCGGGGTTCAGGGGGTAACGGGCCATGAAAAATATCGCGGCAGGTGGTGTTCTTGAGCGTATCCGTAAGCTGACTCCGCAGCATGTAATCGCGCCGTACCGGACAGTGGACGAGTGGCGCGAGTGGCAACTGGCAGAAGGGCGAAAACGTAGCGAGGAGATCAACCGCCAGAATCGCCAGTTGCGGGTGGAAAAAATCCTGAATCGTTCGGGCATCCAGCCTCTGCACAGCAAATGCTCGTTTGCGAATTATCAGGTGCAGAACGACGGGCAAAAACACGCGCTGAGCCAGGCAAAATCCATCGCTGACGAACTGATGACAGGGTGCACGAATTTTGTGTTCAGCGGTAAGCCGGGTACCGGAAAGAACCACCTTGCAGCCGCCATTGGCAATCATCTTCTGGCGAAAGGTCGCAGCGTGATTGTGATAACGGTGGCTGATGTGATGCTGGCGTTACACAACAGCTACGACAACAAAAACTCAGGCGAAAAATTTTTACAGGGGTTGTGTGATGTTGACCTGCTTGTCCTGGATGAAATCGGAATGCAGCGGGATATGCGCAACGAGCAGGTCACGCTGAACCAGATAGTCGACCGCAGAACGGCTTCGATGCGTAGTGTCGGAATGCTGACGAACCTGAACCACGTAGCGATGAGTACGCTTCTTGGCGAGCGTGTGATGGATCGCATGGTCATGAACGGTGGTCGCTGGGTGAATTTTAACTGGGAGAGCTGGCGTTCGAATGTCAGACACCTGAGGGTTGTGAAGTAATTTCAGGAGGACTTATGGTAAAAGTTTTTACTCCCGAACAACGGGAAGAAGTAAAGGCGCGTATTGTGGAACTGGTACGCAGATATGGTAGGAAAACGCGTAAACAACTGGAAAATGAAACAGGGGCGACGAGACATCTGATTGAAGTTCTGGCGAAAGAACTGGTAGACAGTGGTGTTGTATATGGTTCAGGGCATGGAATATTCCCTTCTGAGCAGGTACGTAAAGATTGGATAAAAGCCCATAAAGAGATGTCTAAAGGTGCAGCGAAAAAGAAGAGCGACCCTGGCCTGATTTATTCATTACCAGATGGAGAGATACGCCACTACGACAGGCGTCAGAACATAATCTGTAGCGAGTGCCGGAAGAGCGAAGTTATGCAGCGCGTACTGGCGTTTTATCGGGGAAACTTACAGGAGGTGCTGTTGTGAGCCAAATTAACAATCGGAACTTGGTGAAGTGAAAGAGAAAGCATAATCCAAATCTGAATAATTAAATTCAGCACTGTTAAAAATTTAATCCTTAACCGGAGGGATTTCCGCACCCTCAGAACATCAGGAGGCCGCCCGAAAGGGCGGTGGAGATAATAATGGAAATAACTAAAGAACGATTATTGGAAATAGCAAATCTTAGTGATAGGGCATTAAGTGATGGGAGAATTATTTCTCCTGATGCTTATGAATCAGTTAAAAGTATAGAAATAATGATGATGGCCAGGATGCTTCTTGGTCGCCTCAAAAAAGAATATAAAAAAAAGGTGGATAGCAATGCTAATATATATGATATTTTGGACAGTTGGGGGGCTTGGGCTGCAGCTGGAAATAGTTCTATCAACTGGCAGCAAGTAGCTGATAAATATAAAGATGTAGTACCTCATGGTAAGAAATTACGCCGTCAGTGTGGCAACGATGAAGGTCGTATGATTGATACCTGCATGTTGAAGCTTAAACAATATAGAATAGATGACTATGAGTTAATTATCGCTCATTTTGTTATAGGTATATCTTTGGGTAATGCTGCCAACTTACTGATTTAGTGTATGATGGTGTTTTTGAGGTGCTCCAGTGGCTTCTGTTTCTATCAGCTGTCCCTCCTGTTCAGCTACTGACGGGGTGGTGCGTAACGGCAAAAGCACCGCCGGACATCAGCGCTATCTCTGCTCTCACTGCCGTAAAACATGGCAACTGCAGTTCACTTACACCGCTTCTCAACCCGGTACGCACCAGAAAATCATTGATATGGCCATGAATGGCGTTGGATGCCGGGCAACCGCCCGCATTATGGGCGTTGGCCTCAACACGATTTTACGTCACTTAAAAAACTCAGGCCGCAGTCGGTAA